CTCGTGATCCAGTGATCTGACCAGTGATACCAACCGACTTGACCGAGGGTGCGTGAGACGCACGAGCAGGGTCAACGTCGAAGGCAATATTGCTGTCGCGCTGTCCCGGCCCCGGCTGGAGATGAGCCAGGATAGGTAGCTCGCTGATAAGCCGCTTCGTGAAGGTGGAGAACGCATCGGCTCGATCCTTCGAAGCTGAGACCACGAGGATGTTCAACTGGGGGTCATTCAGCAAAAGCCAGCACACGTAGGCCGAGGTGACCCACGACTTTCCCACCCCACGGAACGCGGAGATCATGGACCTGGTCGGACCATGCTGGAGGTACTGTGCGATGTCGTACTGGACGGGTGTAGGGTCTGGAAGGTTGAGGTGCTTCCAAACCACGTACAGGAAGTTCCTGAAGTCGGATAGGATGGGGTTGGGCTTGGACATGCGTTTCCTGACACGGAGAGGCCCCGTAGAGGCCCATGGAGGGACCATCAGCTACAAGGGTAGCTGAAAGCCTTCCTTGGCCGTCTACGGGGCTCTGTGAGGCTCAGATGGGGAAGCCATCGAAGAAGATGTTCATGGTCATATCACCAGCAGCCACGGCGGTCGCGTCTGCGTCACCCGCGCCGTTCGTAATGCGGTAGCCAAGGCCCGCGTGGACGATGATGCCCCCATACGGGAGGGTGATTTCGGACATATCACCAGCACTGATACCGATGGTCAGGATCGGAGTATCCCCCACGAGAGGGGCGGTGGCCTTGTCGTAGAACTTGATGAACTTCACGCCAGTGCCCGAGGCGCGAGCGTGCCAGCCTACGAGCCGGTTGGCACCCACGCGAATGAGGGTGGAGTTGTCAGTTGCCGCCGCAGAAGCGAGGCGATGAACGAGAATACCCATGGAGAAAATCCTTACTGGGGCAGCCCGTACTCGTCATGCTCCGAGAACGGAACAGCCTGAGACAGGGCGGCAAGGTTGGCGTCGTGCTTCACAGCGGAAGTGACGTTGTTGTCCTTGAGGAACTGACGGGCCACGTTGAGCATGGCAGCGTTCGGTTCCCCGTTTTTGATCTGGTCAAGCAGGACGGAGGTAATGGCAGCGTGGAGGTCGTCCAGCTTCTCAGCCATCCTTGGCCTCTTTCTTGAAGAACGTCTGGTAGATCTTGATGCCGATCTGGAGAGCCAACCAAACGGCACCCAAGATCGGAGCGACAGCACCAGCAATATGGCTGGCTTCATACAGCGCAGGGAGCCATGCCGGGGACGTTACGGCCCCTATGGCACCCGCTGTGACGATCTGATCGTTGTTTACCACCGGATCTCCTTCAGGTCGTCGGAGGTCTCCGCAGCGTCCACAAGGACGAGGAGGTCAGCCTCCTTGTCGAACTGCGCTTGGATGTAGGCGCGAACCGCCTGAGCCACTCCGAGCAACTGCGGGGCGCTCAGGGTGACGAAGCCATCCTCAGCCTTCCAGTTCACGGAGTACTGAGGGTCGAGGACGGCAGCCAGGGCGGCACCGTTGTACTTCGTCTGGCTCGCCTCATCGGTGGCCAGCTTGATGCCGTTGAGTTCCGTACCGGCGTTCTCGGCAGCCCTGCGGGCATCCTTGATCTCCTTGCGCTTCAAGTCCTTGAGGATCGCAAGGGGTTTAGGAGTGGCTGTGTACGTTCCGTCAGGGTTGCCCGTGACGAAGAAGAACCGGTCGTCAGGACGAACCGGATTGGGGACCTCAATGATCCCTACCGCTTCGCGCTCCTTGACGGAGGCCGACGCGATCCAGCCCGGAGGGAACTGGACCGCATCGATCTCGCCGTCAACAAGCACCGGAGCGGTGAACCCGTTGTCAGAAACGGGCTTACCGTTCAGGATGAACATGTTGATTTACCTTGCGTTTGAGAACTTGCGTGGCATCTCAGCGAAAGACGCGAAGACGTAGATGTCGTTGGTGTTGTTCAACGACGCGATATTGTTTCGAGGCTTGAAGCCCTTCGAGTAGAGATCGTAATTCACTCCTGTCGTCTCAGCGTTCGCGAGGTTTGGGAAGAGACGAAGGGCAGTCTCGTTGAACCGATCACGAGCGGTGTCGTAGATCGTCCAATCTCCCACACCACCGCTGGCCCGCTTAACCATGAGCCAGCGAGGCCGGAACGACAGTGGGATGTACGGACCATTGGTTGATCCGTTGCCCTGATACCACCCGAAGGAGGAGAAGCCGGGCACGGAGTGGAACAGGTAGGCCACGTAGGTGTTACCGTTGCCGTTCACGTCCGGGTCTGCCGACACCGTGAACACCGAGGAGGTTGGCGCAGTGTTGTTCCAGATGGACGCGGTGGTGAACGCCTGTGTCCCTTCAAGGAACAGACAGCCGTTCTGCGGGTTCGCGTTGGCCCCGAAGTGGTAGACGCGCCACGAACCGGCACCATTGCGCCGACGCACAATAATCATCTCCAGGGTCGCCCCCAGACCATGCGCGATCTGCCGACCAGCCACACCGTTCCCCGTGTAGGTCACGATGTCGAAGCCGGTGGTCGCCCCCTTCTCCAGCACCCACGCGACGCAATTGTCACCGCCCGTCAGGTTGCCGTAGGTGAACGTGCTCTCGCCAGCCGAGCTGTCCGAGCTGTCCAGCCGAGCCGTAGCTCCACGGGCACTGTCCCAGATGACGTGACCGGTTCCAGCCGTCGAGCGGTTCTTAACCCACCGGAGGTCCTTGGCGGGGGTTAGGGCGTTGACGGCGGTCTGGAGGTTCGATCCTGTGGCCAGAGCGATGTCGAACTTGGTATTCCCACGACGGATCGTGGACTGTGACAGGCTCTCAGCACACATCGGCAGGAAGTTGGGAGGCCTCGTCGTCTGCCAAGGTTGTTGACCGAAGTTGATGTAGGCCAGCGTGTTGAACGCCGACAGCACAGGAACCAGAGGGGTTCCCGGCGTGAAGGTGTAGGTTGGGCTCGTACCCGCTTCCGGGTTACCGCCACCACACCACGCCGTCGTCGTACCGAACCAGAGCTTGCCAGCATCGAAGTCGATGGCGCATCGGAACTTAGCTCCCGTCGCATACGTCCCGGTGATCTGAGATGCCGTCAAAGCGATGGCATCATTGTATGGAAGAACGTTGGTGGTACTCACCACCACCCCATACCCACCAGAGACCGATCCGGCGTAGTACCCGCCAGGGAAGTTGTTGGTGTTAAACCGAGCCCACCCGAAGGCGATGGACTGTGTTGGGCTCGACGCGAGGACGCCAGCCTCGATCTCGTAGAACAGCTTACCTGAACTGAACACCCACGCCGAGGCACTAGATGACCACGATAGGTTTAGCCATGACGTTGCCAGCCCGCCGATGAGAGGATCAAGGGCAGGCTGTTCAGGGCTCAGGGTGCAGTGGTTGTTTGTCGGGCTGTCCGTCAGGCTATCATTCGCCACGCCCGTCAGGAAGTGGTTCGAGGTCCAGTTGCGCCCATTGCCGGAAGCATCAACCGCCAGAGTGGATAGAGAGGTGTTGTTCGAGAACGGGAGGTAGAAGCCGTTCCCGGTCGTCCCAAAGACTACCGTACCGGTCCCAATCTTCTTCGGAACCCACGCGCCCGTCTGAGGATTGATATGACCGAAGGTGGTCACAGGAGGCGGGTTACCTCCCTGACCACACACAACGTCAGCGAAGAGACCATCGTAGGGGTCAATACCACCGCGAGGGTTGCGCCCGAACTCGTGCGGGTCCGCGTTGTTCGACATCCACGACGCGAGGGTGGAGTTCTGGGTCGCGATGTTCGTGCGGGCCGAGAACGAGGTCACCTCGACGCCGTTGACCCACAGGCGCATTCGGTTGGCTGCGGTGGCGTCACGGCTGTCGTGGACGTAGTAGATGTGATACCACGCGGAAGTGTCGCGGAACCGCTGCGTAGTCGTCAGGACACCGAAGTTCACCCCCGAATTGTTATGTACGATGCTCAACTGATCATCTAAGAAGTACATCAGGTCGGAGCTGGTCGTAGCATTAGCAGCACCAAACAGAACTTGCGTGCTGGCGGGAATAAGCTGACCACGCTTGACCCACATGGAGACCCAGTGGGTCGTGGATCCGGTGCCGGTGGTGTAGGTTCGCGAGAGCCAAGTGTTGAGACGAGAACGCAGGGAACGGGGGATTTTATACCCCCCGCTCGCCAGCATCATCCCGTTGTGAATACCGGGAACAGGCATTACTTCACATCCTGAATAGGAACGACCGCGATGAAGGTCGAGGAGATCACCTCGAACTCGAAGAGATCAACCGCGCTGGCAGCCCCGGTCAGAGCAGGAACCGTACCGTTCGCGAACTTCCAGTTGGAGCCCCACGCGAGCGTGTTGTTTCCACCGGACGACTGCTGAACACGAATTGAGCCTCGCTGCCCGTTCTTGGGGTTGGTTGGGTTCGCGAGGGTCGCGTTGCCCGTTAACTGGCCGGTGAAGTTCAGACCGGCGTTCAGGTTGAGCGTCACGGTGCCTGTGGTGGCCGGAAGAGCCACAGGAGCAGCCGCAGCCCACAGGCCGGTGACCGACACCAGCTTGGAAGCGGCGTTGGAGAAGAACTCCGACGTGGTCGCAATGGTAGCCGAAGCGATGTTCGCGAAGGCGACCGAAGCCAGAGTGGCCAGAGCGCCGAGGCCGAGGTTGGTCCGAGCGGTTCCAGCGTCCACCAGATCGGACAGGTTGTTGGCCCGAAGAGTCGCAGTGCCCACCTGGGCCAGTGTCGTGTCACGGGCACTCTCAGCGGCAACCTCAGCGGCCTCCGCAGCGATCCGTGCAGTGTCGGCCTGAGAGGCCGAGGTAGTAGCCGCAGAAGCCGATCCAGCCGCAGCCGAGGCCGAGCCGGAAGCGGCGGACGCCGAAGCAGCCGCTGCACTGGCAGAGCCAGCCGCCGTGGCGATGATCGCGTCAGCGTAGGTCTTGTTGACGGCGTCGTTGCCATCCACAGGGGCCGCGACGTTCTTGATCGGGCGGCTCTGTGCGTTCCAATCACCGTCGGCCGGATCGATCAGCATGGACGACGCGATGGCATCGCTGCCCTCTTCGGCCACGTAGATCGCCTGGCTGGAGGCCAGATCGAGGTCCGTCTCGGTCAGCGTCGAGCCGTCAACGAAGTCCACGAGGACCCCGGTCGGCGTCTGACGAGCGATGCGGATGAAGGCCCCAAAGCCAGGTGCAGTGACGAACTGGATCACCGAGGC